AATTGATTGTGTTTATCGGAGAAGTAAAGGGCATCAATATGTTTGATCGCGAAGGTCTTGAAATGCTCAGATCAATACAAGAAATCCTAATCATGATTGAAAAAGAAAATGCAAAATAGAATTTTATTCTTCAGTGGTGGATTATCAAGCTTCGCAGTCGCACACCATTTAAAAGAAACGTATCCAAAAGATAACATTGTGTTGTGCTTCACAGATACGCTTTGGGAAGATGAAGACTTATATCGATTTATAGATGAAGTTAGTACAAAGCTTAAACTGCCACTACTAAAACACAGCTCAGGTATTGATCCAGTCGAACTGATGATTAAACAGAAGATCATATTCAATAGTCGAATGGGTAATTGTTCATCAATTCTAAAAATGAAGGTGGCCAGTGATTATCTAAAAAAAGGCAAGAAGCCAACAAATGAAACGTGGTACAACAAACAGTTTCTAAAAAACGAAAACTTTATAGAAAACGCAATTTTATACTTTGGAATATCGTTTGATGAGTTTCACAGGACTAAAGCTATAAGTGAAAATTGGAAACCATTTGAAGTTGAGTTTCCGCTCTGTAAGATGTACTTCGATTATGACGAGTTGTTGAGTCAATACAACATTAAAAAACCAAGACTATACATTTATGGGTTTACTCACAATAATTGCAAAGGTCGCTGCGTAAAGTCTGGCAAAGGTCACTATAAGCTTTTGTATAACGAAGACTTAGAAACGTTCAACCAAGTTAATGAAATTGAACACTACTTGTCATTGTTTGTTGGTGATTATCACTTGACTAAAAAAAACTCATCTGATGAAGAGTGGAAGATGGCACAACATTACTTGGAACAAAACGAAATAGAAATGCATAGGTGGCACGACAGTGGTTATCAATACAAGCCAAACCTAATTTATGGAAGTATAGAAAATTATCCATCAATCTTAAAATCAACTCATCTAAATCAACTTAAGAAGAGTTTAGATAACAAGATGACACTGGATTTATTCGGTGAAGAAATTGGCGGATGTGGATGTTTTATTGAATACGAACAGGAGGAATCAAATGGATTTAGTAAACCAACTGATGACTAAAATCAACGAGCTTAACGCATCCATCAAGGTGCTTAGAGATCATGGTGAGAAGTTAGCAGAAGCAGAACGTGATTATCGCATCGCATTGACTAAAGAAGTCATGATCATGAAAGATGAGAAACTTCCAGCAACACTGATTAACCTGACTGTATATGGTCGTCATGATGTCGCTCAGTTACGTTTTAGAAGGGATTTGGCACAATCTATGTACGATGCCAATCAAGAGCATATCAACGTCACAAAGGTTCAGATTAAGGTGCTAGAAGGACAAATAAATAGGGAGTGGGGAAATAGTCGTGGAGATTAAGTTTACTGTTCAAGGCACTCCACAACCAAAGCAAAGACCACGCGTTACTTCTCGTGGTACATACACACCTGCACGAACAAAAGACTATGAAAAGATTGTTGGATGGTCATACGCAGCTGCTGGCGGAAAGATGATGAGTGGAGCGATTGAAGTAAGAGTAAATGCTTACTTCTGTATTCCTAAATCACGCAAAGATGTCAGTGTTGGTGATTGGCACTTACAAAGACCAGATTTAGATAATGTGGTCAAGATTGTGAAAGATGCATTGAATGGAATCGCATATAAAGATGACTCACAAGTAGTAGTTGAATATGGCAATAAAATGTGGGGAGCATCAGAACGTATTGAAGTAACAGTAAAGGAGATTGCTAATGGCAGATAAAAAATACTATTGGTTAAAGCTTGAACGCAACTTCTTCAAACGACACGATGTACGCATTATCGAAGATATGCCAAACGGTAAGGAATATGTCCTGTTTTTTATGAAACTACTTGTAGAAAGTATAGATCATGAAGGTCAACTCAGATTTAATGATCCGATACCATACAACGATCAAATGCTATCAACAATCACGCATACAAATATTGACATTGTCAGAAGTGCTATTAAATTATTTCAATCGCTAAACCTGCTTGAACTGTGGGATGATAAGACAATTTATATAGCTGACACAACTAAAATGCTAGGACAAGAGAGTGAGTGGGCAATTAAAAAACGTGAGTATCGTGAGAAGTTAATTGAAGCAAAGGACAGTACTAGGACAAAAAAGGACAATGTCCGACAAGAGATAGATAAAGAGAAAGATATAGATAAAGAGTTAGATAAAGAGAAAGAAAAGAAGAGTCGTTTCACTCCACCTACGCAACCTGAAGTATCTGAATACATGATTGAGATTTTAGCAAAAGACGACTCACAACGCTTTATCGATTACTACACATCAAACGGATGGATGGTTGGTAGAAACAAGATGAAGGACTGGAAAGCAACAGTTAGAAACTGGGTGGCTCGTAGTGATAACAAAAATGAAAAGAAGGTCACTAAGACTGGTAGTCGTTTCTTAGACCTTATGGCAGAAGAAAATGAATAGAACTGATGTGAACAAGATTATGGCAATTCTAGAAGTGGGATATCCTAACTGGATTGCAAAGCTGGAAGACGAGAAGTTGAAGATCATGTTGAATATGTGGACTGAGCTATTTGCTGAAGATGATGCAAATCTAGTGGCTAGTGCAGTCAAAGCAATAATGATAACTGATCCTAGTCCATTTCCACCAACAATAGGTGCGATTAAAGCGAAGATGTACGAGTTAACTAAACCTGAAGAGCTAACCGAGCAAGAAGCTTGGAACACAGTTTATAAAGCCATATGTAATAGCGGATATAACGCACAGCAAGAATGGGACAATCTTCCAGATGTAATCCAGTCACTCACCACACCACGATTGCTTCGCGAGTATTCACAAATGAGTACAGATGAAATCAATACAGTCGTGTCTAGTAACTTTATGAGATCGTACAGAGTTCGCAAGGAACACTTCAAACAACAACAGTTACTGCCAAACAGCATGAAGACGATGATCTCGAATATTGCTCAAAAATTACAGATAGGAACAACGAATGAATAAGAAATGGTACTACATCACAATCGTTTACAAAGTTGCTGACACGATCGAGCGTGAAGAACGCTTTCCAGTTACTCAAGAAACCGAGAATATGATCCTTAATCAACGTAAACAAGAAATTATGGACAAGCACAAAATCAAAGAAGAAGACTTAATCATCATGTGGGAATTATTCTAAAAAGGGGAAACAAAATGAACACAGTAAACTTAATCGGTAGAATTACAAAAGAATTGAAATTGGAAGTAACTAAGAGTGATCATAAAGTCTTGAGATTCAGCATCGCAGTTAACAACGGTAAAGACAAAGACGCTACATTCGTGAATTGTCAAGCCTGGAATAAAACAGCCGAAGTCATCAACCAATACTTTGGTAAAGGTTCAAGAATTGGTATCATCGGAAGAATTGATACTAATAACTATTTGAAAGACGGAAAGATGGTTTACAACACGTTTGTCACCGTCAATCAAATTGAATTTCTTGACTCAAAACAAGAAGATAAAAAAGAACCAGTAGAAGAATACAAACCCAACAATGATTTAGACATCCCTGATGATCTTCCATTCTAAAGGGGGAGTAATGTGATACCGGTAGACGTAAAAATGGCACTTGTGAACTACAAACAATTCCATAGTGCCATAGTGAAAATTGAAGATGACATCGAAGCAGTCAATGCCAAGCGTTTCAAGATTGGCGGATCTGTTGTAAAGATACCCGAAACGACTAAACCAAGAGATCTCGTCATTATTGAGAACTTGGAACGCTTAGACAAACTTCGCAATTCATTATCTGTGCATCATTATCTAGCAGAGTTAGCAGATGAATTTATAAACGCACTTAACGATCCATTTAAAAGCATGGTCGTTGATAAGTACATCAATAAACTCAATGCGACGCAACTTGAAGAAAAGTATTGTTATAGTTTTAGACAAATAAGCAACATCATCGACAGATTGATAGAAAGATTTATTGAAATAACATGAAAAACAAACTAATAGACTTAAACGATCATTTATTCGAACAATTAGAAAGGTTGAACGATGAAGATTTATCAGGCGATGAACTTGAATCAGAATTAAAACGTGCGAAGGCAATCAGCAGTGTAGCAAACAATATCATCAATAACGCTTCTGTCATGCTAGAAGCTCAAAAGCACAAAGATGAGTACTATGGATCAAAATCACAAGACGATATCCCAGCGATCTTAAAACTAGGGAATAGGTAATGAAGTACACAGATGCATTGATTAAGTACATCCGGAGAGTAGCCAAAGGAAGATTTAACAAAGAAATCTGCGAGCTTGTATTTAAGAAGTTTGGAATAACGCTCACACCGGATCAGATGAAGAACATCAAAGGCAACCACAATATTTCAAGTGGTTTAACTGGCCAATTTGAAAAAGGACACGTTCCGTTCAATAAAGGTAAAAAGACAGGTGGATGGAAACCGACTTATTTCCAGAAAGGGCATATACCACCAAACACTAGACCGGTAGGAACAGAACGCATTGACTCTAAAGATGGATACTTATCTGTCAAAATCGCTGAACCAAATAAGTGGAAAGCAAAGCACGTGATCATTTGGGAAGAGCAACATGGAAAAGTTCCTGAAGGACACAAAGTCATATTCTTAGATGGAAATAAGACAAATATCGAACTTGATAACTTAGCAATAGTAACATATGGCCAAATGCTTCTACTTAATCAGCATCGGCTTATCAAACCTAATCCTGAAATAACCAAAACAGGACTACTGCTATCCAGCGTAATGGTTAAAGCACATAAATTAAAAAGAGGACAAAATGATAAAACAAAAAAAGCGTAGCGTTTACGCAGTATAGATGTCCACACAAGATCCATGCGGTCGATGACGAAAGGAAATAGAATGATTGATAATGATAAGTTAGTTTACCATCCAGAACATTACACAGCTGGAGGAATTGAGGTTATTGACTTCGTTGAAGTTAAATTGAATGCTATGCCACATCTTAGCCCATTCCAAGCGTATTGCTTGGGCAACGCACTGAAATACATTCCTAGAGCTGGAGTGAAAGATGAGTCAAAGTTTACACAGGATATTGAAAAGGCTATCTTCTATCTTCATAAGTCGATAGGAAAAGATCCAAGATGAAATACACAAAAGAAATAGCAAGGAGTTATTAGATGAATAAATATCAAAGACTTCAAAAATGGGTATTCAGCACGGCAGTCGATACAGGGCATACAACAAATGTTGACAAAGAATATCATGACTTGCTTAAAGAATTAGTGGATAAAGCACCACACTATGAAAAGTTAGAAGCCAAAGCAACACCATATAAAACAAGAAACATAGAAAGTATTGGAGATGAACAGATTGGAACTTGTAAATGTGGTAATAGAGTTGGAGATACTGAGCATTATTGCGAACGTTGTGGACAAGCACTATTTTGGAGTGAAGATGAGATTCAGCAAAACAGAAAAGATTGAGTATATCAAAAGCGAGATAAACAAAGCTGAACACTTCTTAATCGACAATCCACACTGCTCGCCGGATCTTAAAGTTTACTACAACGAACGCATCGATATGTTGATTGATATTCTAGCAATAATTAGCAACTAAACATTTCCTTTAGGAAACGATTAAGGGTGATACTATGATATTAGAGAATAACAGGAAGTCATGACTAACTGTGAAAATCAATAAGGCAGCAAAGTCATCATGACTCTGTCAAAAGGGCGAAAAGCCCTTTTATTTTGATAACAAGGAGGCGTATGGAATTACTCGAAGCTGTTGAGCGTTCTACCAAGAAGGCTCGTACAGGCAAGGAACTCATATCCTGGGATAACGTTGCCAAACTGATGAAAGAAAACAGATCACCTGAATATTATCGATCTAAATGGCGTAGGAAGATGGGAACACACGATCCAAATCAAAGTATTAGAGTATCGGCCAATGAATCTGTTAAAAAAGGTTATACAGATAAACGAGGAATACTGATCAACGAGCTAAATAAAGAGCGCACGATCAAAGAACTGTGCTATGCGACAGGATACAACAAACTTGAATTACTTGGAACGATTGAAGAGTTAAGACTTGAAGGTTATGACATCGTTCAAGCTCGCTTCGGTGATGAAGTTGCGTACACAACCAACAAAGAAGCGTCACCTACCTACTATGAGTTCAAGCATTATCAAGATGTAGACAAGGTTATCAAAATCGGTGTAGTTACTGATACTCATATTGGATCACGATATTGGCAAAAGACATTCTTGAAAATAGCTTACGATGACTTCGCTAAAGAAGGAGTCAATAACGTGTACCATGTCGGCGATGTAACTGACGGAATGTACACACAGAGAGCTGGAAATATCTATGAGATATATGCTTATGGGTTTGACCAGCAACTAAATGAAGTCATCAACGCATATCCAAAGGTTGAAGGTATAACGACCTTTTTTATTACAGGAAATCATGACGCAACACACGTTATGAACGGTGGAGCAAACATCGGAACTGCAATCGAACGCAGCAGACCTGACATGAAGTATCTTGGGCATGAATACGCCAAGATATGGTTAACCGATAAGGTTGATATTGACTTAGTGCATCCAAGAGATGGAACATCATACGCATTAAGTTATAAAATGCAAAAGCGAATTGACGCCATGCATGGTGGTATGAAACCAAAGATCATGGTAGTAGGACATTACCACAAGAACTTCAGTATGTTATATCGCAATATATGGTCATTCGGATTAGCGAGCTTCCAAGCACAAAGTCCGTTTATGCGAGGGTTAGGTTTAGTTAGTGATGTTGGCTATATGATCCTAGAGATTAAAGTCAACAAGCATGGTGATATCATCGAATGCACTCCACGTTATAAAGTGTTATACGAAACGATTAAAGAAGACTATTAAGCGAGGTGTCGTTGGGGTAAGCGACAATCTGCCACCAAATGTGTGGGCTAACCTCCGATCCACTCAGCCTAAGCGCAGAATACAAAGGACGAAACAGATGGCAAAGAAATCAGTAATAACATTTGAAGATAACTTTGACATCATAAGTAAAGCAGTTGAAGCAGCACCAAAGTCTGTCATGAAACAGATAGGCCAACAAATCGCCCGTGAAACACGTAACAAGTTAGATAAACGTACAGGTCGATTAAGAAAGTCTGTTGGATATTGGGCAAGGAAGAACGAAGGGGATTTACAAATCGGATACTACAATAACTACTTAGACAGCCACAAAGGTGCAGCATTCTATAAAGAAGCAGTAATGGCAGATAACAATCCATTAGTTGAAGTAGTAAGGAATAACCAAAGTAGTATATCTAAACTCATTGGTGAAGCATTAGCAGCACTTGGGTTCAAGGATAAAGCATACATAGATAGAATGATAGGATCAGTACAAGATGAACAAGGTGAGTAATGGCTCGAAATTTTTCTAAGAGCTTCTACAAAGGTAAAGCTTGGCGAACGACTAGAGCATCGTATATAAGCAAAGTACATGGACTATGTGAGAGATGTTTAGAGCAAGGTCGCTATACACCATGCGAAGACGTACATCACAAGATACTATTGAACGAAGCAAACATACACGATCCTTCCGTATCACTTAACCACGAACACTTAATCGCATTATGTAAGGTATGTCATAACATGGCGCACAGTGATGGAAGTCCAGTAAGAGAAGGATTAACATTCAATGAGAATGGTGAATTAGTGAAGAGATAGATATGCCCCTATGTCACTCAAAGTGTTAAAACACTAAAGGACCGAGGGGGAACTTCTTTCTAACTGGAATTGAAAAACGCATAAGGGTGTAGATTTTAAGCATAAATGGAGGTAAACAATGACTGAAATCAGTAAACAAGAGCGTATTCAGCTTAAAATAGACGAACTTAAGCAGATATTCGCTGTTTTAGATGTAAATACGCAGACAACGGTAGAGCCATTGATCAGTAAGGCTGCATTCATGTCGGTTACACTAGACGATCTACAAGATATCATCAATCAGACGGGTGTTGTTGAAGAATACCATAACGGAGCGAATCAGCATGGTCTTAAAAAGAGTTCACACGTTGAAGTTCACTTGGCTATGATGAAGAACTACACTTCAGTCATGAAACAGCTGATGGACTTACTACCAAAAGAGCAAGTTAAAATCGCTAACGATCCATTGTTAGATTTTATCAATGAACCAAAGTGAATTACATCAGAGAATACGTAAAACAAATTGATGATGGTCTTGTCGTATCAAAGAAAGTTAAAAAAGTTTACACGAAGTTATTACATGACATAGATACTGGAAAGTGTAT